CCAGCAATTGATCAGTTGTTTAATCCTACTGATTTACGAGCACATGGTATCACAGACTTACCACAACTATGCAAGAGTTATATTAACTCTAGAATAACCAGCAACTTTGATAACTTGTTACCAGGGTTTGGTGAATATCTACAAAAGAAAGTTACCCCACGTAAGTTTGCCAATATTGTAGAATACTTACAAAGCCCACGTAGTAACAGTGATGGTATTGTGGCTGCATTTACATTGTTTTTAAAACTACACGAGCTTAAAACAGAAATGTTGCATCAACTTGATTTACAACAACCTGGACAAGAAGGATGGGTACTAGCTACTCCAACAGGTCGTGCTAAATTAGTCAACAGATTTGGGTTCAGCGCCGGTAATCGTGCATTAAATAATCCTGATTTGATCCAGCCAAACTCCTGATTTTTTGTCTCTGACATAAATAAGTACAGAATCGAGAGATTCATAAACTTAAAGGAAATTTATCATGGCTTATATTATCCCCGTAAACGGTGATGCACAACCGGTATTTGCAACAGACACAGCAAACGGTGCTATCCCCCCATCAACAAGTACAGCTGCTACACCAGTTAACTTGATGGGTCCAGATTTGGACTTCTTCCATGCAGTAGCTAACAATTCAGTTGCTACACAGCAAGGCGTTCAAGGTTACGTTGCCAACGTTATCCAAGCAGTACAACAAACATCAACAGTTGCGATTTACCAAGTTGACGGCACAAGCCTCAGCTTTGCAGTATATCCACGTGGTGCTTTTGCTAGTGCCGCAGGCTTCTTGGCCGCTGCTAACATCACATTCACTGGTTTTCAGTTGAATAGTGCTACAAACATTGGCTTCAAACTAGCTGCATCTTAATCAGTTGTTGACTGAATCAAACAACCCCAGATTAAACTCCTGGGGTTTTTTGTTGGGTTAAATATCGAGATGAAGATTGTTTGTTCAACGTTATTTGATATTACTGCTACTGGAATTACTGGTCATTTTAAACCGTCACGAGTACCATTTACAGATGCTAACGGACAAGTGATACACGATGAACACAAATGGCATCGTGCTAGAAATCAACAACGTAACTGGGAAACAATATCCCAGTTGATTTCTTTACGCACACAGGCATTTAACACATCAACTCCTACACGACAAAAAGACCGTTGGGTTTTTACATTTGAAGTTGAAACACCGTCTATATTTGGTGATAATCTATCATTGTTAATTGCTGATTGCAGTGATGTTCCAATGGTAATTGGGTTAGATGAAATAAACAATAATGCTAATATTCTAACATCATCTAGCCCTGACCAGAATATATGGTTTGAAGAAGCATCCATAAATATACCATACGGAGATTCCTATGGTTGAAGCTACTGAAATAGAAAAAAAGAGCTTAGAAGCTCATGTTGAGCTATGTGCTGAACGTTACAATAAGTTAGAAAACTGTATTGATACAATGAATACTAAGGTATCTAACCTTGACAAGTTAGTGCGTGAGGTTCATGAAATGATGCATACAATTACCAACAAACGCAACGATCAAATAATAAGTTGGGGATTAGGAATTATTGGTGCGCTTGTAGCTACATGTGGTTGGATAGTAACACACTATGTTGTAAAATGACAGAAACTGAAATAGAAAAATACATCAAGCATGAATTAAAAGATATCATGCCTAATGTTATTATGCAAACGGACAAAGGTACTTACGAGTTGTTTGGCCAGTATCAAATAATAGCACAAAAGCCAGTGTATCGTGTATTTTGCAACGACAATGAAGTGGGAGTTTTCAATTCTAGTAAAACTGCTGTTAGTTGGTGCGTTGCCGACAAGTACCAGAGATTTAATTTAGCTCGCGATATCCTTACTACAGACACTATATTAGGTAATTTAACCAATGATATATTTGTTAGGACCGGAATTGCAAATCGTGTTAAAACTGCACAAGCAAGAGAAGACATAGAAACCAAGTTAGAAACTAAAATAATACGTAAAAAATACTTGGAAATTCATCTAGCAGATTGTGTCAAATCGGCTAAATATTTACAACAACGAGGATTCAATAATGAAACTGCAAGAATTAGCAACACAGCATCAAACAAAACAAGCCGTTAAAGTATTCGAAAGTTACTTTGGCCAAGCCGTAAATTTTGATGCTATATCAACTCCCCAAGCAAAGAACATGCTTAGTCGTGTTCGCGGCTTAATAACTGAACATCGCCGTCACCCAGAGTTTCACGTTAGCGAGCGTAATCCAGCTTACCTTAAACTAGTAATGATGGAGCAAGCTTTACGTAGCAAGATTATGGAGTTTGGTATTCCGCCTGCTGGCGCCCCTGCTGCTCCTTCAGCTGGCGCAACTGCTCCTGCAGATCCTGCAGCCGCTAATGCTGCAAAAGCCGCACAACTAGCTTCTTTGAATAAAATCAAAGATCCTAAGTTGCAAGCCGCAATGAAGAAATCTATGCAAGGCCAAACATTGAATCCAGGCGAGCAAGAATTAGTTGCTAACGCTGCAATGGCATCAGGCGGAGCAACAATGGAAAATCGTGCCAAGCGTGGATTGTATAACATTCTTCGTGAAAGCGAAATCCAACAAGCTCAAGTTGTATTAGCTGCTCAAGACATGGTCGACCGTATGCAAAAGATGATTGAAGAAGTTACTGCATTACAATTTAAAGATTTGCCAGCATTGGTTGATCAAATTAAAAATGAAGTTGGTGTTGATCAAAGTATGCAATTCAATCAAGATGCAACTGCTGCGTTAGGTGGATTGGTACAAAATCTACAAGGTTCTAAACAACAACTTGAACAAGCCTTGGGCGTTGTAACTGGACAAGGCCCTGCAGAGATTCCTGGCGCAGGCCTCGGCGGCGCCGAACTTGGCGGCGAAGCTCCACCAATGGACGACATGGGTGCTCTACCTCCTCCAGAAGGCGAAGAAGATATTGATGCCAATTTGGACATTGAAGAACCTGTTGCACCAAAAGCATCTCTTGGACGTGGCCGCAGATAATGAAAATATTTGAGGTTGCAGATCCTAACGCACAAAAACTGGTTGCCTTAAGCCAGTTTTTGTTGGGCCGTAGCACAGACGAATCTGCTAAAAAAGAAATAAGCCAAGATGCATTCATTGATGCCGCAAATAGTCTTGGAGTTAATATTGGTCACGAAAATCTTGCTGAACTTATTTCACGTGAACCATTAAAAAATATCATTGAACCATTAGATCCAAATTCTGGTGTTGTTCGTTTCCGTGGAAACGAAGAACCTAATGATTCAGCTATGTCAGTTAGATCGGCACAAGATATTGTAAATCAAAATGCCAAAGCTGCTATGCGTCGAGGCATGAAATAAATCAAATAGGTTGACATATTTCTTATAAGGTAGTATACTAAATACTTGCCTAAGGCGTTATATTATTATAACCAAGGAGATAGTCATGAAAAAATCACTTTTAGCATTGAGTTTGTTAGTCGTAATTGGCTCTGCAGTGGCGCATGGTCCACATCGTATGGGCGGCCACTGGGGCGGATACTACGGCGGCGGCTGTTACGGATGCGGGTGGATCGCTCCAATGATAATTGGAGGAGCGATTGGTTATGAGTTGAATCGCGCCTCAGTGTACTCAATACCGCCACCGGTTGTGTATACTCAACCTAGCGTTATTGTACAACAACCAATGATACAACAACCACCCACAGGATACCATTGGCAAGAGATGATCGATCCTGTAACAAGTCAGACAAAAATAGTATTGGTACCAAATTAATGGCATATTCAACACAATTGATTGATCACTACGAAAATCCACGTAATGTAGGGTCTTTTTCTAAGGATGATGAAGACGTAGGTACAGGCATGGTAGGAGCTCCGGCTTGCGGTGACGTAATGAAACTACAGATCAAAGTCAAAGATGGGATTATCACAGATGCAAGATTTAAAACATACGGATGTGGTAGTGCCATCGCCAGTTCTAGTTTGGTCACAGAATGGGTCAAAGGAAGATCTCTCGACGATGCAGCAGCAATTAAAAACTCTGAGATTGCCGAAGAGTTGGCTCTCCCACCAGTTAAAATTCACTGTTCCATACTGGCTGAAGATGCCATCAAAGCAGCAGTAGAAAACTATAGAAAAAAAGAATTAGATAGAAAATGAAAAATGTAGTCAAATATCTATATGTGATAGTATTATGCTATCCAATATTGTGTTTTGGCGGCAATACTCGGGACACAGATAAGTGTAAATTAGAACCTATTATCAACACTAGAAATTTTTGTTTGGCTATAGCGGAGATGAGTATAGGATACTGTGATCTTATTACTAGTTTTGAAAATAAAATGCTATGTTTTCGTATAGTTCGTGAAAATCAAAGAAAAACCATTAATGGTGTAAAAACCTTAGATGATTCTAACACAGAAAAAAGATAATTAATTTAACCAATAAGTATATACAATATGTTTAATACAAATATTATGGATAGCGGGATGTCGAGCTATCGACCAGCGGAAGAAATTAACAGTGCCATGGGTCGTGTGTATGCACACATGAGTCTGGCAGTTGTTGTGTCAATGTTGGTCAGTTACTTTGTAGGTACTACACCAGAATTGCTACAGTTCTTTTTCACAGGTGTGCTAAAGTGGATTGTGATATTTGCACCACTTGCGGCAATATTTGGTGTTGGCTATGTGTTGGGCAATAATCCCAGCAAAGGTGTAGCACAGCTATGTTTACATGGGTTTGCAGCACTGATGGGACTGAGCTTTGCCACAATCTTTGCGGTGTTTGCCATGGGGTCAATTGTGTCATCATTTATGGGAGCGGCTATCCTGTTTGGCGTTATGAGTGGGTATGGATACTTTACCAAACAAAGTTTAGATAGCATGGGCAAGTTTATGATTGTTGGATTGATTGCTATATGTATTGCCAGTATTGTTAATATTTTTATTGGTAGTACTGTGATGCAAATGGTTATATCAGCATTGGCTATTATTATTTTCCTTGGGCTGACTGCATATGATACACAAAAGATCCGTGAGGAGCTAAGTGTAGATACAAGTCCAGCGGCTGAGGTAAGTGGTGCATTGACTTTGTATATGGATTTTATCAATTTGTTTATTAACTTATTACAGTTATTTGGTGATAGAAAATGAAAAAAATCGTACACATAATAAAACTATCTTATAGAATGTGTTGTACGGCTCGACTGGCAGCATCTTATACGAATCTGGGTCAAATTAATCGAGCCAAAGCATTATATGGAAAATAACCTATTTTCTCTAACTGAAAAAATAATATATACCTTAAAAAAAATATTTCCTGAAAACAACTATCAAACCCATTTAAACACTTATCTTAGTACTAAGGGTATTACTGATGCCGCTCAATTGGAAAGTTATATTTTACAATATAATTATCAGTTAAAAAAGACAAGCTGACATGCTCCTGTAAAAAATAAAAACTCAACTTAAATTGCAATCAACTAACAAACGTGTAGAATGGGCAAAAACAAATACACAATGCCCGATGTTTGATTTAGGTCTTTTTCTTAGACTTGAATACGACAAAGACACGCATAAAATGTCTAATGTTCCAGTGGTCACACCGTGTTGTACAATAGATAACGCATTGTATACTTTGCCTGTTGAAAAACTTAGAAATGAAGATTTGTTTGCTGATTTAAAAGCTCAGTTTGGTTCTGGAACATTTCCGTCTGCATGCCACCACTGCGAAAAATTAGAAAAAACTGGCGGCACCTCAGAGAGAGTGCGAAATATAATCGAAAAATTTACTGATGATGAGTTTGACAATTATTTGAAAGTTGGAGGTACACATCCTCACTTTCAAATACAAGTTAAGTTTAGCAATGTATGCAACATGGCATGTAGAGTATGCAACTCCACAGAAAGTACAACATATGGATTAATTACCAACACTTCTGTTGGTAATAG